CTAAATTTAAAGTATAGCCATAGCTCATTAGTCGTCTTTGCTCCATGCGTCAATTACAGAGGCCAAAGAGTCTGAGTCAGAGTCGACTGTAGGCTCTTCTTTTTTCTTAGCGCGCTTTACAGGCTCCTCGACTTCTTCTAGTTCTACTTCTTCGGGTTCTTCAGAGCGAGTTACCTTTGGCTTTGGGGCTTCTATCTTAGGTGCTTTAGTCACGCCGTCTGCCTGAGCCACAGTAATCTGAGTGTACATCTTGGCTTCAGGTGCGGTTTGTACGCTGCTAACCAAGTCGTATTCTTCATCGGTTAATGAGCGCACGGGAGTAAACAGCAGCTCCATAGAGTCTGCGTCTAGGTCGTAGCTAATCCTAGTTATAACAGTATCCGGCCCTTCACGGTTGCTGAGCAGATACTTAATGTAGCTTTCAAACGGATGCTCGTTACCAGAACCCTTACCAAACAAAGACTTAGCAGGTATATTGAACTGGTAAAGGTCACCCGACATGTCTCCCGCTAGCATGATTGCAATGCGGCGTTGGTATCTACAGGCTTTACCACCGTTATCCCCAGAACCTTTAATATTCATAGGGCAGTCGGCGCAGTTACTATGCTGCTTGTCGAGCGCACCAGCTTCAGGCTTGTCGCCTTGGTTAGACCAGCAGTTAGGCAGTGTCGCTTCTTTATTAGGGTCAAACTTATCTTTGTAGTAGATACGTGACACCTTGGGCAGCATGTTAACAATGATAGCCTCAAACTCGTCACGGATAGGCTCGCCCACCTGCTCGCCATTAATAATCTTTCGGAAAAAGCCCTTGTTGCTTGTTTGTATTCGACGGTTGTATACAGTCGAGTTGCCTTTTAATTGTTCAGCTAGGGCACTGGAACGGCGAGTAGATACGCCTGTTTGGTTCTTGAATATAGATACTTCGTTGCTCATTATTATCTCCTATTTAGAGGTAGGTTTTCTTACACTTATGACGTATTGATTTCTAGCCTGTAACCCCATAGGTACAGCGTCAGGATTGTCGGCTAGGAATTCTTTCATGTTGCCGTTATGTATTCGCTTTTCGAGCAAATGGTAGGCATCATTTTCTTTTACGAAGTTATAAAAGCTGTCCCAGTCACTAGTCCAATAACTAGAGTTTAGGCGTCGGCTTATAGTCCCGTTCGTAGTGGTCAAGCTATTGGCATCTTGCTCGTTGCACAGCTCTAGCATCTTGTCAGCTACCATAGCTTGCTGTTCTTTTATAGACTTAACTTTATCTTCAAGCTCGCGTATTCGCTCACGCATCTTAATGTAAATGTCCGCTAATTCGGACGCATTATAGTCGCTCACAGAACCCTCCTTTTGGTTAGTGGGAGGATTAGTTTACAACTACTTTTTACATTGTCAAGCGTTTATTTCTTGTTTATACAAATCGACTATTTTGTTGTGGTTATCTATGTTTGACCGCAACATTTTGTATAGCCGCGCTTCAACCTCACTACCGCGAATGTGCACGATGGTCATTGGGTTGTGTTGCCCCGGCCTGTCAATACGTGCATTGGCTTGTAGATAAGTTTCTACGCTAGTTACAGGGGCATACCAAATTACTGTGTTGGCTGCCGTTAGAGTCAAACCGTGGGAAGCGGCTTGGGGTTGGATAATTAAAACGTGGGGGTTAGGGGTAGTTTGAAATTGCTCGATTATTTCACTGCGCTTATTAACAGAAACTTTGCCAGATATAACAGAGCAACTTATTTTGTTTTTGTTAATAAATTCTTCAAGCAATTCAATGGTATGGGTAAACGGCACAAAGACTAACACCTTATGGCTAGATTCTTCGATTACTTCCAACACTACTTGCAAACGGTTTTTTACATCAAACTCAATAACTTGCCTATCGTCCGTGTAGACTGCACCACCTGATATTTGCAATAGCTTGTTTATGTTTGTTGCAGCATTTACTGAGCTGACCTGTTCGCCGTCTGCTTCCATAACCATTTGTTTTTTAAGCAATTGATAATATTTTTCTTGTTGCTTAGTGAGTGGAGCGTCTCGTTCTACGTGAGTTACTGAAGGTAGGTCCAAACATTGATCTTTTTCAAAACGTATTGCAGGTTGGAGTACTTGATGGACAATTTTATCCGCCATCAAATTAGGCTTCCAAGTGTACTGAGTTATTTTGTACATCACCTTGTCACGGAACTGCCCGAAATAACGTGGAACATTTTGTGGGTTAACTAGACGAGCTAAACCAAAGGCGTCTACAGGAGACTGCGCAGCAGGCGTACCAGTTAACATCCACAACCAGTCAGTGCCGTCTACAAGGCGTTTAAGTACCTTCCAACGATTTGTCTGTACGTTCTTATAAGCATTGGCTTCGTCTACCACAATCAGGTCAAACCCTGCCTTGCTTATTTCTTCCTGTACCACGGCTACGCCATCAAAGTTAATGATGACAAAATCAGAATTGGCGGCAATTATTTTGCGACGCTGCTCTGCTGTACCGTGCGCCACCGAACAACTACGGTGCATAGCAAAGGTAAACAAGTCTTGTTGCCAAGCGGATTTCATAATAGATAGGGGGCAAATAACTAGCACCCTACGTATAAGACCTAATTTCATCAGGTAGTCCGCCGCCCAAATTACTGAAGCGGTTTTACCTGTACCCTGCTCGTTGAAGCAGAACGCCTTCCTACGCACGCTAAGAAAAGAAGCTGTCTCTCTTTGGTGCTCAAAAGGCTTGTGCTTTCCTGTCCACTCATAATCTCTTTTTATGGGAGACGGCAGTTTTACGCCCAAGCTAGCCAAAGCTTCGGATTCTTTCTGCCCCCATTTAACCGACAACTCATAAAAGCCATCGTCATTTTTTTTGATTATGCGGTACTCGTCTACTTTCTCGGTGACTAAGTGCGGTCGCTTTGTCCGCAACAGCACATACTTATCCTCTATTATCTTCATGCTTTAGCTGTCTTCTTACGCTCGCGCTTGCTGGTTTCAGATACAAGGTTACCATTTGAATCTCGTTTAAAAGAACGATTACGGCTAGCAGTTTCTACTCTAACCCCATCAGAGTTCTTTCCACCTTTATCCATGGCTTTAACGTGCGCTACGTCTTTACCGTCGCCTTTGGAGACCTTACCTTCCCTCATTGCTTTGCGCCTAGCCTTATTACGTTGAGCGCGTTTTTTCTTTTGCTCTTCAGTGCCTTGGTACTTAGCGTACTCGGCTTTGTAATCTCGTTTACTCTTGGCCATTTGTAAAATCCTTCTTGTCTAACTTTGCTAATGTTTCGTTATAGAGGTTAGTAAAGTGGTACGCCCAGTCTTGCAAAACATCTAACTGAAAAATCTTGTTTTCTTCCCAAAACTTTTCGTCGATTTTAAAAACACCTTCTTCACTGTTACCATCGTAGTACAACGTCCCAAATTTTGTTTTAGCCATTATCTTCTCCTATTATGCTCGCAGCTAGTAACCGGACAGTATGCACACAGTGGTCCGCTCTTGGCATTCCATACATTGTGTTCTTCTGCCGCAGCTAAAGATTCAAGCGGTTCACTAAATGTTGTGTAGTAAGACTCGTGCAAGTCTCTGGTGTGTTCTTTTCTTATAAACTCCTTACTCACTACGTAAGCTAAAGCAGATTTTATGTGAGTGACTTCGGGGAAATGGGTAAACGTTGCTGCCGCTAACATATCTAGCTGTGCAGTGTCCGCGTACTTAGCATTCTTGCCGGTCTTGTAATCCACTAAAAACGCTTTGTCCTCGTTCACTATGAGTAAGTCAGCTATGCCCCTATACCAAACGTCTTTAGAAAAGAACCCAGTAGGCTTATAGTCATTGCCGTCGTACGCAACCCCAAACCTTAGCTCGCAATGCTTTTCCCCGTCTATATTGTTTAGCGCATCTACTATTGAGGCCATGTAATTAAACTTTTTAGGGATTGGCGTCCCTTCTTTTATAAAGTCCTCCGCAGCCTTATGTACTTGGTTGCCGTAAAGCATAGCCTCACTGGTTGTATCTTTAACGTCTTTTACTACTTTTAAATGGTAGTATTTCTTAGGACATTGCTTAAACGTGCTTATGCTGCTGTAAGACCAAGCTGTCATAGGAGACCCTTCTCTTTTAGTATTTCGTAGTTTGCTGCGTGGGCGTCGTCTATGTCTTGCTTGCTTTGCCCATAGTACGGTACGGCTAAGTGCTCACTTACTAGTGCGGCATTGATTGAAATTTTGTCTGATATAAATATCACTCCCAAGAATCTTCCAAACTTACCTTTTTCTCTGGTTTGGAGTTTGTAAGTTTTTCCAACGTGGAGGGCGTCTTCGACAAACTCCTTTGCCAACTGTCCGGCAGCCTTTTCGTCAGCATCGCGTGTGCGGCACTCTGGAGTATCAATACCATAAAGACGTATGCGCTCACCGCAACGCCAAATAGACCAACCCAAATCAACGTCAACATCCACGGTATCTCCATCAACCACTCTCCTTATCGTACATTCATATTCATACATTTACTCATTCCCACCTTTGTTTTTTGTAGGGCGTACCGCGCCTACGTCTCGGTTGGTTGGATCAGTTAAAGAGTCAAACTGCCCACCAGAAAATCTTTTCTTCGGTCCTTCTTCTGCTGTAAATGCACGTGGGGGGCACTGGGTCACGACACCTCCTGCTTTCACATACTCTTTAACTTGTCGTTCTAATTCTAAGCTAAGTCTTTCTTTATCTGCGGGGGTCATTATATCTATCTTGGTCGTGGTCACTACTCAATACCTGTATAAAACACATGCCTATGTATCTTGGTTGTTACTTCCCCAGTATAAGCCCAATGGGGAAAAATTTTAGTGTTGTGATAATGAGTAGCTCCGTTTGTAGTGTCAGGGGTATAACCACTCAACTCTGCAATGTACAACGCGTTAAACCATGCCTGTTTGTTCTTAGGGTCGTCCGACTTACCGTCGCAATAAAAACTAAACTGACACTTGTTTCTTATGGGGCTACCGTTCCAGTAGTACCCCTGCTTAACCACGTCACACGCATTGTCTGGGTAACGTGGGTCTTTTATTCTGTTTCTGATTACGTGGGCAACTGCAACTTGCCCCTCAACGGGTTCGCCCCTAGCCTCAAAGTAAACGGCCACTGCGACGCATACTAACGGAGTAATCATATATTGTTTCCTCTTTTTCAAGGACGGGGGATATTTTTTCTATTATCAACCCATCTACATGATAAGCCTCTTCAGGTGTAAGGACTTCTATACGGTTAGGCTCTGTTTCTACTACAAACATTTTTTGTTGTGACGCGTTAGCTAAAAACTGCGCTTCTTCTATAGCAGCCATCGGGTCAGTGAAGTATGACATCAGACACCTCGTACTCGTAGTTAACACACTTTGTATTAGTAGCGAATATCCCTGCGCCATTTTGTAAATGGAACTTCATGGCTGTTTCTGTATGCGGAGACATAGTTATTACTGCGTCTACCTCTGGGTGCATAACTGGTGCAACTTCAAGCAGGTTGTTAATCAACTTTCTACCGTGCCCTTTTTGGTAAGACCAAATAGAATATGGGCAAAGCACTACACCCAACTCGCCATGTAGTTCTTCACGTTCTTTCAACTGCTCTTCTATTTGCTCGGTTCTACCCATAGCTACTAACTTTATCTGGTACTCGTCCTGCGGCACAAACTTGCAAATGATTGTGCAAACAACTGCGGCTATCTCCCCCGTTTCGTCGTTAATTTCTGCGTATACGTGAAACGGGTCTTCAAACCGCACGCTGTTATCCTTGAACAACTTAGGGCGTATGGGGTCGTCTGCTATTAAGTACGCGTGGTCAGCGAAGTTACACTTTATCAGCATCTTCAAACTCCTCAAGTATAGCTTCGAGTTTTTCCACCGCTTCGGTTGCACGTTGTATCATAGCCATAAGCTCTTCGGCGTCTGCCCCATCTACTTCTATTGTTATTTTCATTTGACGTTGTGTATCTCGATTAGCAGGTCGATGCAGTGCTTGGCTTTTTCTAAGTCCGATAAGGGCTGCCCCTTTAACTTCCATCTGGTTATGTACTTAACCACATTGCCTTCAAGCAAGGATAATCCGTTCTTCTCTGCATACTCCGCAGGTTGGATAGCCATGCCTTTATAATGCGTCCCGCCCGTTTGTTTTTGTAGTGCTGTCTCCGTTGGCATCGGGTCGGTCGGCTTCGCCATTTGCGCTGTTATCATTCTCTTCTTTCTCCTGTTGTGGTTTCTTAAAGATTTTTGCCCAGTTCTCCCCGAAGTCTTTAGCAGGGATAAGCAGGGGTCTGCGTCTACTTCCTTTACCACTCATGCTCCTTCCTCTCAGTCTCGTACTTGCCGATAACATCCCCCGCATCTAACCAAATGCTCAGGGCTTTTACTAAATTTTCTTTTCTGGTTCGCAGCTTCTCAGCCTTTGCTTTCCGTTCTATTTTTAGTTTGATGGAGTTCTTTCGCCACGAAGCTATTGTCCTATGCGATAAAAAGAATTTTAACCTTTGCATAACTGTAGGGCGCTTTAACGTTTCGGTTAGGTCTAGCTCGATCTTTTCTATAGTTTTTAGTACTTCTGCTTTAGTAGTCATTTACCTGTACCTTCAAAAGTCACATTCTATATATTGGTCGATCATCGCGCACCACTGTCTGTAAGTGCATCGGGTCAAACAGTCAATGAGTATTTCGCCCTCGCCTTCTGTGAAGTAAAAATACCCATCGCCTTTTGCAAGCATTGTATCTGTGCTTGAGTTCTTTGTGTGTATGTAGGCATTAAGTGCATCTAGAGTAGTCATTGTTATTATCCTTAGTAAAAGCCCGTAGCGTGGGCTAGCCGGTGTACACACAAGCTGGAGAACGACCCTTTCTGTGCGAAGGGAGGAACAATGGTCTTGTTGTACACTGCGGGTGTTTTTGGCTATGAATGAACCTACCCACCGCCCGCTGGGGTATTACTTAACACTCACCGTAACTTCTAGCGTACCCACCTTCACAATCAAGAGGGAGAGCTGGCGCCCATTTGGGGCGTATCTTCATGCTTTCTTCCACATACCGCATGGCTTCTTCAGCCTCATTCTCGGGGGCTATGCACCCAACGGCGTCGTGTACGGTCATCACGACTTTGTATTTTTTGGATATTCTTAGTAGCTGCTCACCTATAACAATGCGTGCTAAGGCTTGGCAAACGTTCTCTATTACCTTACCCCCATATATCCTGTTCGCAACGACCGCACGACCCCTTCGGGTATCGTACACCAGTTCGTCTTTTCCGTCTTCCCCTTTTTGCTTCCTGAGATTTGCGTACTGTATTCGTAATTTATTAGGCATTTCAATGCCTTGCGCGCCCATCACGTTTAATACGCCTTTTAATCCGAGGGGGGAAGTTTGGTTGCGCATCATTGCTTCCAGTGCGTCGCTCGCTTGGTACCACAACTCTGGAATCTTTTTGTACGTTTTGCGATACACCTTAATAATTCGCTCACATTCCTTAAGCTCTAGCTCCACACCAAAAGTTTTCAATTGTTGCTGAAACTTGTTTGGCCCCATTCCGTAGCCTGCACCTAAGATCGTAGTCTTACCTACAAACCGTTCGTCTTTGGTTATAGCTTCTACAGGTTTACCATATATAGAAGACGCCATAATCTTATAAACGTCGTCACCCCTGTCGAAAGCAACCACCAAGTCGTTCTGCTGTGCAAGCCAAGCCAAAGTCCTAGCCTCAATTTGAGAGAGGTCGCAGTCTACGAACACATATCCCTCTGGTGCGCATATTGCTTTTTTAAGCGCAGAGCCACGGGGAAGATTCTGCATATTGATTTTGTCGTCCCCGCCCCACCGTCCAGTGTGTGCTGCGTAGTATCTTAGTGGTATGGGTAACAAACCACGATCCGCTATGCTTATAAATCTTTCTGTGCGTGTTTCCTCAATGGTAGACTTCACGCCCAGACGGGCAGACACTAGCAACTGTACGTACTCGTTTTCGTGGTCTTGTAAAGCCTTGAACTCTTCGTCAGTTTTAGCGAAGGCAAAGGTCTCTTTTCCCGTCGTTGGGCTTACCTTCATAGGGGCTTGCACCCCAAACTCCCCAAGCAGTGCAGCAAACTTAGCATTACTGCGCAGGTCTTTTTCGTCGTGTACCACCTTCTCCATTAGCTCTCGTTTTTTCTGCTGTATGTTGGCTAGATGGTCTTTTAAAACTTTCTTATCTAAAACAAGTACAGGTTCGGTAAACATCCTAAGAGTAAGGTCTATCAAGTCTAGCTCGAACACAGAGAATTTCTGCATGAGAATTTTAAATAGCTTAGATGTTAGCTCTACGTCCTGTATGCAGTAACCACCGTAAGCTCGCATCTCGGATGGAGAAAAGTCTAGGCGCTTCTTGCCGATAGCCTCAAGTACTTCCGTTCCCTTATTGCCTAAATTATAGTATTCACTTAGCGCAGCTAGGCTACCTCCGACTTCCACTGTGTGAATGGCGCGAGCCATAGACAGCGTGTCGACTATTTTTTTAGGTCTAATGTCGAATACCCAGTTTAGAACTGCTACATCAAACTTGGCGTTGTGTGCTACGGCTGCACTGTTGCCCCAATCAAACTGGTCAAGAAATTGTTTAGTCTTGTTTTTTGTGCCGCTAAACCATTGTGTTTCTTCATTATTCTTTTTAACAGCTACGCCAATAACCTCAAAGCGAGGGTCTCGTACATATTCTTCTGTTGTGAGTTTGTTAAAACCAAAGTCTTTTGCGTAGTAAGTCTCAAAGTCTATAACTAAAATATCCAAAGCCTTTCGTTCCCCAAATGTATTTCTTATGTAGTGGCACTACTGTCATCACCATTAATGGCAAACAGAGTTCGCATCACCGCTTTCGTGAACATGTCGCCTTGAACGCTTTGTATTTTTGCCTTCAACTCTGCGCGTTCGTCCTGAGTAAGAAACGAATGGCTACGCTGTACGTCCAAAGCTATTTCTACCAGTTTGCCCCAATCAGCCATAGGGTTTGCGCTATGCGGTTTCTGCCTAAATAACTGGTCAAACTCTTCGGGGTGCGTATCAACCCGCTTCAGTAATATCTCTAGCCCCTTATTCATCGTTGTAATCCTTTGGGTCAACCCAGTACACCAAGCTCGACCCCTTGTGTTGAGCAAGAGCAAACAAAGAATACTCGTTACAGTCTTCGCACCAAAAATCTATAAGTAAGCCACTGCGCCTGCTGCTAGGATTAAACTTTTGTGTGCGTCCCGTAAGCACCCCGTCCTTCGCTAAATCCGCGTAGACTCCTTCCTCGGCATCTTCCGTTCGAAACGACACGCGAGCGCGTATGTGGTGCATGTTGTAGCCTTTACATTGGGGGCAACCTAGGCGGTTGTCAGAAGCGGGGTAGCCAGAAGTACCTCGGGGTAAATGTACCATTGGGTATGTTTCATAGGTCATCAAGTATCTCCTTTAGTTCGTTAAGGTTGTGTTCGTTTACAATTAGGGAGCTACCACCAGAGTCTGCAATTGCTGCCAGCTCGCGTAGCTGTAGGGGGGTTGGTTTATTATTGCCTGCTTTGCACTCAACGCCAATAAAATGCCCTTTGTAGCAAACCACTACATCGGGTATACCAGAGCGTCCCATGCCGTAGGTAGCGGGGAAAAAATAGTAAGCGCCACGTTCCTTCAATAACGCAACGACTTTATTCTTTACTTTCTTTTCGGGGGTAAGAGCCATGCACGAAGTATGGGGGCGGGATTTAACATTGTCAATAGCTTTCCTACAGACAAAAAAATGCCGCCCGAAGGCGGCAAAGTACATCATCACGACCTAACAATTGTTAGGTAATGGGCATCATTCTTGGTCAGCTAAATACTCCTCCCTCTCTCGCTTAAGCTCGGCAGGGTCTACGTACTCTTCTTCTAAAGTATCGAGGTAGCGTTCAAGGTCTACCATTACGGGGTCTTTATTTTCCATTTTGTGCCTCCACGTGTTGTTTAAGCACGTCTCGTATTGCGCGTGTGTAGTTAGGGTGCTGCTTGAAATAATCTATTACGTACTGCGGCAACCGCACGTTAACATGTATTAGGTTTTTATTTGGTGTGTTCATCGTAATCTCCAAGGATATAGAAAAAGTCTTGTTGTTGGCGATAGCCTACGCTTCTAATAAAAGTTTTATCTTCTGCTAGCTTAAGCATTCCGATTTTACCCGATAGTTCTGTGGGTAAGTTGTTTGAATAGTGAGCGCCTATCTTACGCCCCACGGAATCTGCCGCTAGGCACACACCATCTGAAATGTATACGTAAAAGCCGTCGCGTTTGCTATGTACAGGCGCAATTTCATCTACTAACTTATAGTCACTATACAAACTCGGTAAGGAATTTACGTCTAGATTTGGGAAAGACCAATCGTTGTCTATAGCTATGTCCTTATACTTATCAAAGTTATCCATTACGTGCGCTGTCAAAGACTCTACAAAAGACCTAATAGGTGGTAAGGCTTTATTGGTTTGAGCCATTCTCTCTCTAGCCATCTCGTTATACGCTTCTTTCCTTAGCATGTTAGCCTTAACCAAAGGAGTAGCCGGGCGAAAGAACTTATCGTAGTTTGCCGATAACTGGTTAGCCTTAGCACTAGCCATGTAACCCTTACGTACCATTACCTCTCCTATGGCACGATTGCTTAGAGTTATTTTTTCTTGATGCACGTCTACACCTAGCGTCCCTAACTCTTCGGTTCCAGAGTAAACGGTCACGTTCTTTACTCGCCATGAATGGCGTTGAATTTCTATGACCATGCAGTGGCTAAGGTTTAAATTTAATTTAGTCTCAATCAAATACGCCAATATCTCTGGCAGTTCGGCTTCACCTGTGTCTCGACTACACGTATTGTCAGCAACACTAAGTCTGTCGCGTGGGTATATCCTATCTAATGTTGTCATTTGCATTGTCGTTCTCCTACCAGTCAAATTGGGCGAGTATATCATCGACACGTTTCTTCATATCTGAACGCACAAAGTCGTTGTCTTTAATATCATCTACGTCAGTACCTACCAGTGCTAACTCAAGTTGCTGCCTAGCTTTTTCAAGTTGCGGATCGTTAGTGATATTCATGTGGTTAAGCAGCTTGCATAGGTCTAGGGCGTTAGTTATAAAAGTTTTATGGAAACGCTTACTCTTTTCATCTGCGTACTCTACTTCTTTTAACTTATCGCTCATGCCTGTAAGCATGGTGTGTAAATCATTCCAAGGTTTACGCATAGCTTCCGCTATACGCTGTTCTACATCTGCATCGCAAGACAGCTTCATCTCTTCTAACTCTTGCGCGGGAATATCCAAACAGAAATGACCGCTTGAAGGTAGAGGTTTAACTGTTAGAGTCCACTTGTACTTAGCGGCTATGTCAGCAGCGTTAGGGTAATTTTCCTCTCTGTACATATCAGCAAGATAATTCTTAGCTGTCTGCTTTGCAGCTTCGTAGTTAGGTATAAAGCTACTCACCATGTTTTTGAACTTCTGCTCTCTCTGGTTCATCTCTGGCTTGTAGTGGTGAAGGAACAAGCTAGTAGGCAAGAGCCTCGCACCTCGGTCTTCGAACGGCATTGTGTTTTGGTTGTTCCACAGGCGCGAGCGTCCAGAATGTAGGTCTATGTCCTTAGCCATAGTGGTGCCGCACATAAGGTCTTTGTGTACCTTACCCGCTTTGGAGTCAGCGTTGTTGAGCTTGTTGATGCGCTCGGTCTGCTCCTTGTCCAAACGCTCGGTGTTCCAAGTTGAAATGTTTAGTTGCACCAGTATTGCTCTATCTGAAATACTCATATCGTTCTCCATTAGCTAACAATTGTTAGGTTGTGATCATTAAAGGTCTATATAAACTTCGCGGCTCATGTTGAGTAAGTGGTCGGAGCCATAACTGCAATCGTACACAATGTCCTCGTAGTCCTCGCCTATCCGCATGAACTCGTAGTGGAATAGCGGCTCGCCCTCTGGGTCTGTCACGTTCCTGAACTTGCTGCCCCACTCAGAAAACAGGCGCGTGTACACGTCAACTCCCTCGTACCCTTCGTACCACTTGACGCTATCAAACTCTAGCAGCAAGTATCTAAAGACCGTTGACTCCCCTTTCGAAAAAACCACACTGGCGAAAGACCTCTCTACCTCATGCTCCTCGAACTTATCGGGTAGGTTTTCCTCCACGAATAGCTTAAGCATTGGGTAATCGTCTTCGAGCCTTGGGTACATCACTATTGTTACATCGCTTCTATATCCCATGCTTAGTCCTCCTGTGGTCTACCTTTGAGTTTGCCCATGCCGTACAGCTCATCACTAATCATTAAAAAACGAAAGCCTCCTATTTCCGCAGGTGTAGGCGTGTACACATGATGCGACTCTTCCTTTGTACGCCAGCTGGTTTTGTGTTCGTAAATCTCCGCACCTCGGGAGTGAATAAGACTGACTATTTCCCCCGCGCTTTCAGCGTCCATCACAAACTTCTTGTCATCGAACTCGAATAAAACTTTCATGCTGCGTCCTCCAGATTGATTGTCTTGCCCACAGGGGCAGTGATCTTAGTGTCGTTAGATATAACCCAGAGTATCGGTGACTCCCAGTTACCCCAGTTGTTTATCTCACCGTCAGTCAACATCACGATTGCATCGGGTTTGATCTGCTTCTCTTTCAAGTATGTAGCTACGCACCTAGGGTCAGTACCCCCACCACCATGCACTTGCTTTATGCTCGGCGCGTGTTGGAAAGTTTCAGGCGTAAACTCCTCGTGATAGCCCACCGCTCCGTCCCAATCAATGAGATGAATCTTCTCTATGCGTAACGCCTTAGCTATAGCCACCATCTCGCTAGTTACTTTAGGTAGTCTTTCACCAAAGTGCATAGAGCCAGACGCATCACGTGAGAACACTAGCTCAGTAATACTTTCAGATATTAGCGTGGGCATAACGATATCTTGATGCAAGAACCTGCGGTTCGGTCTACGCCAAGAACTCTCCTGCTTCGCGGTACAAGTTGAACTAATAAACTCCTGTAGCTGTCGCTTCCAATCCACCCTGCTTGCCACTAGCTCGTTAAGCCCAAGCACATCATTGCCCGCGCCAGAGCCTACTTTCTTAGCAGCCATCTGCCCCTGCCGTATAGCTTGCTTGATGTCGTTCTCTAGCTTCTTAACTTCAGCTTCCGACATTTCGCCCGCACCTTCCCAATCATGGTCATCGAACCCATTACTTCCACGACCGCCGCCTTGTTCGTCCTGTTCCTCCTTCAAGTCTTTAACGATCTGCAACACCGTCCACCCATCGTACTTAGGGTCATACAAACCCACAGGCTTACCATCTTTATGCGGCATAGCCACTAGCTCTTCTTCTGGGTCAGCCTTAATGATTCTGATGTTAATCCAGTAATCGAGAGCCATGTTGACCAGCTCGTGCCCGTATATCTCCACTAGCTTCTTATATGTAGTCAAATGCCTACCCGCTTTGTGCATGTTCTCGTGGACAATAATGAAGGCGATCATCTTCTCCGCGAATTGCCAAATAAACTCTGGGTTGTACATCTCGTTGCGCCCATCAGTACACGCTGTGGGTATGACAGTAGTCATAGTGGTCTTGCCCATCATCATAATCCCACTAAGACTAACGAACTTGCCGCTACGCATAAGTCCGATCTTGATTTTCTTGAATTGTCTGTTCCTATCCATTCTGTTCTCCATTGCCTAACAATTGTTAGGTCGTGATGACGTTAAAGTACGTCTTGGTTAGCAGCGCACCATGCAGCAAACTTAGCATTCGCAAACGCGAACTGGCTCTTAACCTTATGCCTAGCCAAGTTGATACAGAATATGCACTGCCATTCGAGGTCAATGCGTTCGAGGTATGTGAGTATTGGAGTAAGAGTATTGTTATCCACCTTCTCCAACAGTCCAAAGCACAACACCACAATGGCACCCTCTGCCTCTGGTATTCTGGCTGTCTCAGGGTTGTCGATTATGCTCTTGTATTTAGGCAGATCGTCTTGATGCCGTATGTAAGACCCAAGAGATTCAGCGGCAGAGTTACCTACTGTACCTTGCATAGCAGCCAACAACGTCTCTTCATCGTACTTACCCCTGTTGTCTACTATTCCTGATACTTTTTCCAAAGTACGCGGTGAGCACACTGCATTTGCAGGGACTGTTGGGTTGTAGATAAGCTCATTGTCTGCCTGTCCGTCATCTGTGTAAGAAGCTAGACAGTGAGGGTGTTGGTTT